TCAGTATCAGTGTCCTGCGTGTCGTCCTTGATTACTTGCTCTCCCATTGGTTACTCTCCTTTGCTTCGATTTGCAGTTGCTTTGACTTTCATTTCTTCGATTTCTAATTCCCTCTCTTTCAATCTAAGTTCTTGTGCTCTCACCTCCTCCCAATAAGCAGTCACTCTCTGCTTCACAGAGAATGGAACGTTGAGGTAATCTAACAAAATGTCTGGTGGAATCGTGCCAGGATTATTATGTGCAAACTCTCCAAGCACGTTCGCTATATAAATCCTCATACTTGCAGTCTCAGCAACCTCATCCACTTCTACGTCAAATTCAAGAGCTGAAATATCATTAAACCCTTGAACTTGCGGATTCAGTTGGCTGTTGATCTGCAAAAGCTGCAAGCCAGTTTGACCAGTAATTCTAATAACTTCTGGCTCTCTGACAAATTGCTGAATTAAAGACAGCAGGAGCCGCGCTGCCTGAAATCTCGACTCTCTGAAATTATCGAACAAGATGTACAGCACAGCGTAGCCGGTCTGCTGTCTGGCATGGATTGTAGATGTTGCTTCCCTGCTGGAAGTCTCGACGCCCATTAAGTCGTCATGAATACCACCTGTATTCTTCATACTTTGGTGGAACACCTGATCCAGCATCTGATACACAGGGCTTATCGTCGGCTGCTGCTCAAACTTCACCTTGTCAATACCACCGCGCTGTACTTCAAGGTGAAAGTTCGGTTCTGACGAGCTTTGTTCATAACGCTCTATGTCAAGGATAACTCCCTGCTCATGAATCAAGATCCCCTTAGGCAGCGTTTGTAATAAGTGGATCAACTGCCGTCTGATCGTGTTCAACGCCCTTTGAGGGTCTTTCATCATAGTAACAGCGCTGAACCAGGTGTTGTTGTCGTCATCCTTGTACGCACCGAAGAGGACGCCTGGGATGCCAGCCCAGTTCAAAGTACTGCGTCCTTCCTCTATAACGTACTGGGCGCTGAAAATCCTATAGAAAGGCGCCTTCCTATAAGATCTCGTAACGGCCTCAGCCTCCCACTCTTTTATCTGCTGAGCCGACATAGCAAATACCTCATTGCCATCTGAGTCGAGTGGGATACCTTGGGAGACGACCTCTTTAAATTGCTTATACTCCTCTGCTGTCAGTCCTTCAAGGACTCCAGAAATTGGGTTCACAAACCAGAAGACTTCCTCATACTTGTAATACCAACACTCTATAACTCTATAAAGATCCTTTGCTTCATTCCAGAAATATGGGCCATCAGGTTTCGCAGGCGCATTTTTTAACACTTCAGTAGGGAAGTTCGGTGCCAGTATTTTCAGCTCTTCTTCGGTTAGCCACTGCTCCAGAAAGATGAACCTGTGATCTCCATCAGGCCCAAGGTCAAGACTGCTTGCATTTGGATCAAGGTAAAACTGATCACTTCTCCACCTTTTAGATTTAATCTTTGGCTGGAATGGATTGCTTTTGTCTATCCAGAACCACATTAAGCTTCTGCCGCCTTTGCAGGTATGCTCGAAGCACTTGGTCTGCTTTCTCTGTATCTTCAACTTCTTCTGATAATGCTTTAGTGTGCCATTCATCAGCTCTGTCAGAACTTCGTCCTCTTGAGTGACAGGCACCACCATTGCAGTATTCGGACTCTGCGCTGCAAGACCAACCAGCATATCAATCTTCGGCTTAACCTCATTAAATACTGGATTTGGTCTATCCTCTGCAGCCAGTTTATCCAGCACCGATTGTGTATCCTGATCGCCGGCATAAAACTGGTAATCTTCCAGACTTTGATCTCTATAAAGAGTTTCTGGAATACTATTAACAGAGTCAGAAAACCATGTCAAAATCTTCTGGTGTTCTTTACTGACATCCGCATCAGGATATATCTCAATTTGCTGAGCTCTTTCTGCTTGAGCCATGTTTACACTCCCATCCAGCTGTGACTACCTCTTGGCTTTTTACCGTAGTTACTGGGACCCGGCTGAGTAACTTTCTTTCTTCCCTTGTCTTTGTTCTTACTCCATGCTTGGTGAGCGCTTCCGTAAAAGTACTCGGAGATAGCCAGAGCATCGGCGATGTTGGGAGAAGCAAAACCTCTCTTCTTCATATCATCCTTGCTTTCAAGCTGAATCGCTCCGTTTCGAAACTTATATGTAGGACAAGATAGCTCATTCGCCAGCTCGTGCCCAAGGTGAATGTCAACTCCACCTATCTTTACACTTTCATCTGGGAAGCTATACCTTCTATGAAGGCAATTCTCTCTGATTTCTCCCCAGAGTTGATCTCTAAGTCTATGAAACTTTTCAGGTTCCCACGCCTTCCAGGCAGTATTTACCCCATGAACCTTCTTATTGCCCAGTCCTCTTGGGTCAGTATGGTGCCAGTCAATAACTCCACCACCTACACCAATTTCATCTATACCAACTCCAGAGGCTTCAAGATCATTAAACTTTGTCAGGATATGCCAGGCAAGCTCAATAGTATTGACGCCTTTGTAAGTATCCCAACCAAATATCTTCATCCCTCGCCTGGGAAGAATAATGCTATCATCTTCCCCATAACGAGCAACATCGACACCCAGATAAAGTGGCCAACCTTCATCAACATCAATAGGATTGCCAATACAGTCAACAGCCCAAGACAGAGGAATGTAAGTATTCTCATCATCCAAGGGCGGTTCACCCGCAACCCTGATTCGCCATATGTTAGAATCTTCGCCATACTTGTACCTAAAGTAGTCAACCATCTCCTTGGTGACATTCTCACTATCACGAGAGTCCCAGTGATGCTTTCGCCATTTCTTACCAATCTTTGGATCAAACTGTGTTTCGTGAAAGTACCCTGTATTTTTAGTTGGGTTTCCAATAAGTAAAACCCTATTGTCCTCTTGCGTCATAGCACCTTCAAGTGGAATAAAGACTGGGTCTGGCACACCACTTGCTTCGTCCACAACTATCAGAAGATGTTCACTATGAAGGCCAGCTAATGTTTCAGCTTGTTCCTCTTTACTGGCTTTAACAGATGGCGAAATTGCCCTGCACCACCATTCTTTAGGCGCCTGCTTGTGGAACATCTTATCTTTCTGCAGTACAAATTCGTCGGCAAGAACTGAGATTCTAAGCCACTTTGAAAGTTCTGACCAGAGAATGTCAGCGAGCTGGCGCGCAGTTGGAGCAGTACAAGCAACCTTTGGATAAGCTCTTGTCGACATAAACCAGAGGATAATCCAGGCTGCGAAAGCGTCTTTTCCAGTACCATGACCACTCCTTATACTTGTTCTCTTCGATTTACCGAAGTCCGCAAGTGCTTGAGCTTGCTGTCTGGAGGGCCCTGGTTTTGGAACCCTGCTCCAGTCAAACGCTTCCTTGACAAACAGTAATGGACTTGCAGCCCATTCAGCAAGCTTTTCTTTTACATAGTGAGCCATACTAATCTTCGTATCCGATCATTCTTCTTATGAACTTCTCAGCATCTTCCAAACTTGAAAATTCATTAAGCGTGTCCCACTTTCCTGACTTCTTTTTACCTTCAACCCAGTAAGGCGGATGTGTAACAGTGTGTCTTTCCTTCCTATGAATGATTCTACCAGGGCCAGCGATATCACCAGGCTTTAGCCCACCAGATATTTCGCCTTCTACTATCTTTCTTGGCTTCTTTAAAATTTCTGTAACTGGTGTTTCATAGGAACTGGTTCTTACATATCCAGGCTCTATACCTCTAAGCCTAACCATTTTTACAGCTTCTTCGGTGAAAGGATCAACAGCTCTTTCTGACATTGTAACATACTCTTCGTCCAAACGAACTTTTGGCTTAAGAGATGTTGGAGTAGAAGCTTTCGTTCCCTTAAGGATATTTTCTTTCCTTCCTTGTGAAAGCATCTTCTTAATCATGGCGTCAGTTAGTTTAATAACCTTCTTCTCGCCAATAGAGGATTCACCTGAAGCACGCTTCTTTCCTCTTCCACCAACATCAAGTGCAGCAACCTCTTGAGGAACTCCAGTTCTCTTTGAATAAAGACTTAAACGGTTTTCAGCTATTCTTCTATGAAGGCCTCCACCTTCTTTAACAGATTTTGCAATTTTTGCTGCTTCTGTTAATACTTCCGGCAGTGCTTCCTTTCCTTCTATCATAGCTTGAGCTTGTGTTCTTCTGAAGAGATTCCCAAAATCTACAGCTTCACCAGCCTTTTCTATCTGCTCACCGACCATTCTGGCATGTTGTTCATGAGGAGCAACCCAATATCCTGAAGACATATAATCTGGCTCCTGTCTAAGATTCTTTGCGACAGATCTCATAGTTGCACTTCTGACTAATTCCACGTCATCTGGATCAGGAGCCCACTGTCTTCCGTGTGTAAATTCATGCCCAAGTATATTCTTTACCCCTCTTCTTTTAGAATAATGAGCATACGGAGTAAGCAATATTTCCTGTGTACTGGGTATGTATTTTGCGGCAAAATGACCCATTCCACCACTAACAAATTTAATGTCAGATATTCTATCAAGTTCTTTCTGTGGTATAGTCTTGAGAAGCTCAACGCCCTTTTGTATAATTTCTTCTGGAACCTTTGTAGCTCTGCCTGTTCCGGTAAATCTTGCGATAGCAATCCTTCTTCCAATATTAGCAGGGCCAGTTCCGGCACCAGGGCTTCCAGCTAACATGGCATCGAACACTGCTCTTGTCACTTCTGTAGAAGAAACATCTCCTTTTCCTCTAAGAGCAGCACCAACCTTTGCCATATTCTCAAGAGGTTCTTTAAAGAAAGTCTGATATATGTGCCTGCCCAGTTTACCCCACTTTCGCAGATTCTCCACGTTCTGCTCGGTAGAACCAAGCTGCACAGCTGCTCTTGGCTTATTAGCCATTAGTCCTTCAACCTTTCAAGGAGCTGAATGATTTCATCATTCCTGTCAGTGATACTCTTTCTCTTCTTCTTTGCAGTTGGTAGAGGTGCAGGAGCTGTTTCAACTTGCGGATAACCACTTCTCTTGAACCTCTCAAAGAGAGGAGATAAATGACTGACATATCCAGGTTCTTTCCCAAGAGCTTTGCTAATGCCAGTGTTAGCTTCAATAGCTTGCATCAGCTGAGGATTCTTTGTCCTCTCAGCCTCTATGAGAATATCCTGGATGAAGTCGCCCTTCCTTCCATACCCATAGCCAATAGGCATCTCAGCACCTCATCACGTTTTGACAATTTACTGCAAATTTGCAAGAGTAAAAATCAACTCAGGATCAATACTCTTAAACTCAAAATGAATATGAGGAAGCATTGGTTTCCCATACTTCTTTGAGATATCTTGAGCAAACCCAATAGCACTTCCTTCTTCCAGGTGACGATTCAAAAAGTCTGGGTCGGGCGCCAGGTAGAACATATAAATCCTGGCTTTAGGACAGATAATCTCACATCCAGTATAAGTGGTATCTCCTGCGTAGGGATAAACCACTCTGGATAGTTCGCCAGTAACTGGCATGATAACCACCTGTCCAGGGTCACACAGGAAGTCCAAACCCGCATGTTTTCTGGAACCCCTCGAAGCACCATAATGCCCATCTCCAGCGCCATCACTCCTGATTCCTTTTCCTGTTGGGCTACGCAATTTTAACTGTCTCCTGTTTAAGTTCGTTAATGGTTTTGTCCCAGCCCTCTTCTACAGCCGCCTCAATCTGGCTGATGGTGAACTTTCTCTGGAATGTGGCCTTGTCCCTGACAAGAGAAAGTCTGATGTAGCCCTTCATCTTCTCAAAGATTTTCTCCTGGTCGTATTCCAGCATCACCTCTTCTGTCCTTTGAGGGCTTTTAGTACCAACCCAGACTTCCCTTAAAATTGCGAATCTCAGGCCCATCATGCCACCTCATTAAAGATTGCTTTTGCTTTTTTGACTATTTCATCGATTACAGCAGACAGACTGCCAGCATCTGTATGCTCAGATATAAGCTCATCTAAGACAGCATCTGCTATTTGACTGGGACTGGCGCCAGCAGAAATGTTTCCAAGTGCCTCTCCAGCGCTTCCGGTGTCAGTGTGCTGTGCCAGCATCTCGTCCCAGACTTGATCTGCAATGTCAAGCTTATCTTGTTCTGTCACTCCAGAACCTTGTGTTACAATCTGAAGACCGGCGCTGTTAGTTGGAATTACCTGCACCTGATTCTGTACCAGTATTCCATTCTGAATGTCCCAGATATTATTGTTACTTCCGTCCAGTCTTACTGAGTACTGCCCATCTTCAAATTCAACACTATATGGAGCCAGAATTTCAACAGTTCTGGCATATGTGATTCCAGCAATTGTAACCTCAGTATTGTGCTTATGTGTATCTGGTTGGGTTATTCCAACTTCACTATCTTCCCAGCTCTTTAATTCAAGCCTAAAAGCATCAGTATCAAGGCTGTAAAGAGTACCAGATACAAGAGTCAAATCTGTCTTTGGAATAGAGATGACATATGTATTTAAGTCAATACTAATTGCCATTCTTAAGTTTCCTCAGCTGGCCGCGCAGCCGTTCATTCTCTTCCAGAATCTCATTATGCTCTTTGTTCTTGTTATCCAGCATCAGTTGGAAGATTTGCTGTTGTTTTACTTTCTCTGCTTCCCACTGCTTCTTTTGCATCTCCATTAATACTATCCTATTCTGGAGATCAGCATTTATTACCTCAAGTTTCTGGCAATGCTCTTGCAGTGAGGCAACTTTCTTTTCAAGGTATTCTTCATTCATCTTTTATCATTACCACTGTTGCGTTATAGCCAGTTATTTCTGAGACAGTTCCACTTAAAACTGCTGTCTTAAATTTGTTAGTACCTGTTCCCTTTCTTACCCTTCCATCTTGTATTGGCTGATCTGCAGTTAAAACCTGCGCTTTTGTCAAAGTACCGCCAGCCCCAGTAACATCGTTCACCATTACTGTTCCCTGTGATAGTGGGCCGCCCGATCCAGCTTCGTAATATACTCTTGCTCCCACAATAGCATCACCGTTCTGATCTTTGACAGTGAACTTCTGCCATACTCTACTCTGGGTGCTGTCTATCAGCGTTCCAGTAAATTCTGCTGTTCCATTCAGCGTCCATGTCTTGCCAGTGGCGATTTGCAGTGTTTGGTTGTCTGCCGTGACGGTAACACCAGTATTTACTACAAAGCTGAAATCAAGGTTAAATGTCTTCCCATCAGACGACGATATGGCAGTGTCTATTGTTCTCTGCGGATTA